CTTCAAGTTCTTCCCACGTGAGATTTCGTATTCCTAAAAGTCTTACTATTCCCTGCCCTATACAATTTGTTATTGCAGATTTTATTACATTTGGTAAGTCAACCTCATCAGGGGGAAGTTCAATTTTTTTACCTTCTTGATACCGAATTGCGAAAAATGGGTCATCACTTTCTCTTATTCCAATCACTTCAATTGAGGAATTACCAAGAGTGAAAACTCCTTTAACAGAAACTCTATAATGTCCGTTTGGTTTTCGTTCTATTTCAGGAGTATATAATTGCCACGAGATTCCGAAGAGTCGTGCAATTTTTTCAGCCCCCGAACTTTCAAGATAAGGTTTTCCTCCGAAATCCGTCCAGTCATCCTGATTGGTAATTCGGAGAGCCAACAACTTGATTTTTTTGATTGCTTCAAGGCGTTCTTCAGCTCTCTTTGCAATCTCTATAAGCATATCTTCTGCGATGAGAGGAGTTGAAGAAGGGACAATTGCAATTTCTTCTTTTTTTGTTATTTCCTTGTTTTCTTTATTTTCTTTTCTTTCTACCATGTTAAACCCCCTTATATATTATTCATTACCTTTTTAATTTCTTTTTTAAACACATAATGCATAAAGTCAGCTCGGATATGCTCAGGAGCTCCCCATTCCTCCGTCAATTTGAAAACTTTTTGAAGAATTTCATGAAGTTCCTCAAGAGTCGCATTTTTAATAGTCTTTCCAAAATCTTCGAGTAGTAGTTTCCGAAACAATCGCCGAGTTTCCTTTTCCAACAAGAACAATTTTTTTATTTTTGCATCCTTTTCTTCTTGAGAAAGGTCGGGATTTTCTCTGATTTTTTTGATTTCCTCGTCTCGCCAATCTAAAAACAATTCTCCTTTTTGAGGTAATTTAAACATCGTCGTACCTCCTTTTTATATTTCAATTTTCAAGATTTCTCCTACTCTCTGCTCTATGGAATGAGAAGCTATAACTACCGGTCCCAACCGAGGGTCGTATATTGCAATCCAAGCGGTCGGATGGAAAAAGTGGACAAGAAAGCCATAAAGCCATATTGGAGCTCTTCCTGTAAGAATTACCCCCTTGCGGGAGTTGACAGCCGGAACCTCTAATCTTTTCAATTCGTCGGGGGTTATTACCCCTTCCGGTGGCAGAATAATCTCTACCACCGTTGCCAACAAACCTTCTTTCGCTCTCAATTCTACCATTTTTACACTCCTTTTCGTTTTCTATGTATATATACTTGTAATTTTCATAGTTTCTTTATGGGCGTTAAATATCTTTTTTCTGAACTAACTGCGACTGGACGTTTTATTCTTGTAGTTATTGTAGGAATATCGGTGGGGAAATATATTGAAACTGCATATCCTAGAGCATCAACCACATGGTCATAATATCCGTCCTTAAAAGGTTCATCTTTTACTTTCGGAGAAGTAGTTTCTGGGAAATGATACCCTCCTAACATTGCATCAATCAATACTTCACAACGAGGATGTATTTGTAAAACGGGTCTTCCTGCTCTTAATGTGGTTAATAGTTTTTTAATCATATAAACTCTTTCCAGAACGGGGGTTCGACGATAAAAAGGAGTTATTCCGAAATCTCTTAAAATTTCTAATGAAGTTTTACCCTTATCGGTGTATTGTGAACCTGAGGGGTCGCAGGTATCCTCAAATTCAGCAAAAGGAAATTTTTTAACAGAATGCTTTATTACTTTATCTGCAAAATCCGTTAAATATATATCTAATCCCACCAATTCATCTAAAACATTTAAGTTACCGTCATGGTCTATCTGAAGCCACAATACAACGGGACGATGAAATCCAAAATCCCACGACCTGATTACTGATAATCCAGGAATATATTTTAAATTTTCATTAACATGTAATTTTCTGTTAAATTCGGTAAATACAGGTTTTCCATATATATCTGACCCCCACTCTCCCTCTAAATATCTTCTTCTATATTCAACTGGCATTTCTTCTAATTTTTTGAAATATGAAGGTGGCAAATTATCTTTGTTTTCAACAGTTGAAGCTTTATAACAAATTCTATCTTCACTCTTTTGTTCCACAAACAACTGATATAAATATGATTTTTTTGGTGGTGAAGCAGAAGTTAAAAAGAAATAATGTTTCGGCATTCCTTTCAATCTTAATCTTTTTGAAAGAAAATGATAAGTGTATTCATCACGCAAAGCCTCATGTGCCTCATCAATGTAAATATAATGCAGTTCAAGTGATTGAAATTTGACGGGGTCATCCAGTGCTCTAAATAAAACTACTGAAGGAGTATTTCCAATAGATTGAATAACTGCTAATTTCCGTGTATAATGATAATTCTTTAGAATTTTTAAACCCTCAATCTCATTGAAAAATGTTTGCATAGTGCTATCCTCAAGTTCTCTCATTGTGAATCTGCTTATCATTCCGACTGACCCGGGATTTAAAAAAGATAACAAAATTGCTTTTCGACATCCCGCAGTAGTTTTCCCGCATCCCCACCCCCCAATAAAAAGTTGTTCGGGATGTTCAAAATCAAATACAAATTTTTCCTGCGTCGGTGTCCAGGTCCGCCACAATTTTTTCAGTTTTTCTTTATCAAAATTCATTGCACTATTATTGAATCTTCTTCTATAAAATCATACCCCAAATAATTAAGAAAATCCAGTATGCCTCTAAATATAAAAGCAAAAAACAAAATTTCATTTTTATCAAAAGTCAATTCTTTTTCGGTTTCTTTTGGTATCATTCCTGGCACACAAAGAATTTTTAATCCTTCCATTTCATTATGGACGATGATGTTTATGTTTATGTCTTTTATTTCTCTGTCTTCATCACCTTCTTTACTCTTATCTGATTTTATTCTTTTCTTCTCCAGTATGTCTATGAATTGTTCTAAAAGGAATTTTTTGGTATAAATATACACTTTTTTCTTTTCTTTCATTTTATTTATCCTCCTTCTTCTAAAATCGCTTTAATAAGTTCCCAATCTGAAATATCTTCAATAGTTTCATCTGTGCCATTAAGCTTATAAATTGTTATTCCATGACTAGCATCTCCATGAAGTTTGCCTGACCGTTTCCATCTGATAATAAGCTTTTCCGGTTGAACATTAATTAATCCCCCTATAGATATACCCAATTTTCCTCGGGAAGAATGAAAATACTTATATTCAAAAATATCCACTTCATTTTTGGGAGGCGATATAACTTCAAAATATGCATTGCCACGATATCCGCTTTTCACTGAAACCCAAAACACGTTCCACCCTGAGACAGGACGAAGAATAAAATTACCCATCTCTGTTCTTTCTATTTTTGCATTCTCAAGAGGAAACTCTATATACGGAGTCCAACCTTTTTCTGTTTTTACAAGATTCTGATTAACCCAAAGTCTGAAAGAAGGTTTCCCATGCCCTTCATCGCCAAAATCCATGTAGTAGAGGATTTTTTCTTCTATTTTTTTCATCTGCAACTCAAATCTCTCTTTCATTGTTGCACCTCTCTTTCATTGTTTTCACTTACATTATACTTGTATTTTTCAAAAAATACAATTACAATTAAGATAAAGAAACTAAACAGGAGGTCTCTTATGGACAAAATCCCCCCAAAAGATATTTTTAAGGTGTTCAACGGCTTGCCCCCTGAACACAAACTGGAATTCATAATCACGATGAGTCAGGAATTACCCCCAGAAATCATAGATGAATTTGAATACGAAAATTTGAATATTTTCGAACCAGAGAAACTCCCAGAGCCACCTCCCTGCTATTCCGAACACAAAAAACTCCTGAAAACCATAAAACAAAAAAAGAATCGTGTCTCTTTTCAACAAGTTGTATGCCCAACATGTCTAAAATTCATTAAACAATACGAAGAAACTTTATATGAAAACTACGGTAAATTACAGCACCTCATAAAATTATACAAAAATTTTGGATCCCGTGAAGAATACATAAAACAAAAAACCATACTTGAAATGATAAAAAAATACCCGCCTGTAACCTGGTTTAGGAGCAGACTTTTCGGTATAATACAAAAAAGCGAAGAATTTGAAAATGATATAATAGGGGGTGACTGATGACCGATAAAATAACAAAAAAGAAAAAAACAATAACTATACCCGAAGACCTCATGCGATTTCTCGTATCAACCAACTTCCTCAATGAACGAGGTCGCATACTCTTAAGCATCATAACCCTCATCAACTTCCTCAAAGATGTAAGCCCCTCCGCCATAAAAAAACTCACTGGAATGCCCCGTCAAAATGTTCACCGAAATTTAGAATTATTAAAAAAATTGTTCGGAAACAATCTTATGCTACTACTACAGACCTACGACAGAGAAAAATACCTGTATCACGACATAACTCACAAATATTATAAAAATGTAATCAAAATTGATGACGCAAAAATCTCAAAAAATAGTGGGGTTAGAAAAAATGTAATCAAAATTGATGACGCAAAAATCTCAAACTGGACGCAAGATTTTGAGGAAATCCCAGAATGTAATCAAAATTGCTTACAAAACAGCATATCCGAGAGCAAAGATGTAATCAATTTTGATTACGCAAAACCCTCGATTTCACCCCTTCCCCCTCTCCCTAAAAATTTAAAGAAAGAAAAAAGAAAAGAAAAAAGAAGCAAAAAAGAAAAGAAAAAAGAAAGAAATTGTATTATAGACTCAAGTATTATATTAAATATACTTAATCCCTGTATTAAAGATAATAATACTGTATTTCATAAACCTTCTCCCCCTTCCCCTAATATAAATAATATAGGGCAAAATTTTTTAAAAATTGACGAAAGTGTAATCAAAATTGATGACAAAATGGAAGAAAAGAAAGACCAAGAGGACCAAGGTGTCCCACCCTATCAGCCACTCATCAGTACTCAGCAGAATATCCCAACCCCCTCTCCCACATCCCATCAACCATCAAAAGAAAAAACCACTCCACCCTCACTCAAAGACTACGCCACCCAGATCATCCAGGAAACCATCTCCAGAGAAGAAGCTCTTAACCAGCTTCAGCAAATCTATCCGCACCTGCCTAAACAAATCCTCAACCAACTCCTTGACCAATACATAAAACTCCTAACCCCAAAAACCCCTAATAATAAATAAAGGCACCGACCTCTTAAAAAAATAGCCCTGAAACGCACAGAAATGCCTCTATTTTTAATTTTCTCAACACACCCCCTATTGAGATAAGGGGGTTTTTTCAAAATTTTAACCCCTTCTCAAAAAAATACCCATAAAATAGAATACTTATCAGTTTTGAAAACTTTGTTGATAAAAAATACGAAAAAAAATCGGTCAAAATAAGCCCTGTTTTTGAGGAGGTCTAAATTCATCCCCCTCTACTCAGACTTCCGGAAAAAAGGTTGTTTGATAATATTGGAGAAAAAACTTCACTCCATAAACACAACCTCAAACCCCGTCTGGCTCTCTATCCACTCATTCACCTGCTTCTGCATACATCCACCACATAAAAAAACCGCCCTTTCAAATACATAATACACAAACGGCTCCTCCCGACGGTTTATCTCCTTTAAGCACTCCCCACATTTTAATTCATTTCCAAAAATATGCTCATGTTCAGTCAATTTCAGCCACCTCAAAGCCTCCCCACTCTTCAACCTCCTCACCTTCTTCACATCATTCTTATACACCATATCCGCACCTCCTTGGCTTTCTCACTCATTACCTATAACTTGTATTAAAAATTTTGGTCCGTATAAAAAGGGGTATCGTTGGCAAAAACGGGGGGGTGGTGGGGGCTTCCAAGCAAGGGATTTGACGCAGGGATAGCATACCCCCTACCCTATCTCATCAAGAAAACAGAAAAAAGACCGATAATTACCATTATGTAAAATAGAATCCAAATGGGATAAAAAACCTGTGAAATCTCTAGAAGTTATCAAAAATTTCTAAAGTGGCTCTTGAAAATGTCAAATAAAACAGTGACAAAAATTGTTATTGACGGTGTCATAGATTTAACGATTAACAAGAAAAAATTGTCAAAAAACCGACAGTTAGAAGTAAAACTTCCAGAAAAACTTGAAAAATCATCCTTCACTTTTTACCTATCAAATTTTTAGACCAATTCTAAAATCACAATATATAGTGGTCTTTAACTTAACACTTTTAAAGATAATGTTAAGAATGGGGTATAAAACACAAGACTGGAAAGGGATATTTTTCTCTAGTGGTCGGTAGGATAGAAAATACAAGTGATAAGGGATGAGAACGAAAAAGAAACTCCCTTGGGGTTCAAATCCCCGGAGGTAAAAGGAGGTGTGAAATGACTGAAGAAAAAAAGGTGATGGAAAAAGAAATAAAAAAGGAATTCCTCGTCCTCCGACTGAGGAGGACTGAGGAAGGCTTGAAGGTATATCTCCGGTCCGAAAAACTAGAAACTTTTTGGCAAAAAGCTGCAAAGGGGGTTGTCAGAGAATACAACCCCCCATACATCATAAAGGGGAGGGAAGAGGATAGAATAGAGGGCTATCCCTTCCCGGAGACTCTTCCCGGTAAAATAGAAAAAACATTTTTTAACAAAATCGAGAAGGGTCTCTTTTATGACGGAGAGCCCAATTTTTCCTTCTCCCGCCTACGAGGGGTAGGAGAAGGAATAACAATTCTTTTTCCAGAGCCTTATTCAAAAACAGCAATAAAAAGATGGGTAGAAGAGCTCAAAAAATCAATACAGATATTTGTGCATGAATATCTCAAACCAATAGAGATTGAAATCGTAATCAATGAAAAAGGAGAGGAAGCATGAAATATAAATATATAGATAAGATAGGAATAGAATTAGAAGGGGGCTGGCGGGAAATTCCTCCCGCTGGCAAACCCTATTACGATGGGAGCATTGAGGGAATAGATGCTCCCATCATCGGTGAAATTGCCTCCCCTCCAATTCCAGCAGAAAAAATATCAGAATTGGAAAAGTGGCTGAGACAGAATTACCCCCACAGGGTAAATAATACCTGTGGGTTTCACATTCATATTTCCCTCAGAAACCTCCTTTTCTATTCGCAGCTCCTCACTCCCGAATTTCATCAATTCCTTCTGCAGGAACTTCACAAGTGGGGTGAAGAAAACGAAATTCCTTCCTCACACTATTTCTGGAAAAGGCTGAATGGAGCGAGATATACCCGAAAGGAATGGCGAGCAGAAGAACAGATATTCGCAACTGAAAAAACAACAAGTCGGTATTGCCAGCTCAATTTCTGTTTTCGCCTTCATAAAACGGTAGAATGTAGAATTTTTCCGCAATTTGAAAAGAAAAAATGGGCGATACTTGCTCTAAAGAAATATATATGGATTGTAGAAGAGTGGCTCCGGAATTGTCCTCCGGAGCAGTCGGAAGAAGTGATTATTGAAGGGGAAGCGGAAAATGAAATTGAAAATGAAATTTTTGAAATTGAAAATAATAAAGAAGAAATAAAAGAAGAAATTGAAATATAAGGAGGTGAAACAATGTGTGTAATTGCAGTATGTGAAAAGAAAATCCCTCCTCTGGATGACTTGCTTTTGATGGAGAAAGCAAATCCAGACGGAGGGGGTCTGGCGTGGAGAGAGAAAGGGAAAGTTCTTTTTGAAAAAGGACTTACCGCACAGGAAATCCATCAAAAAATAAAGAGACTTCCTCTCCCGGTTGTCATTCATTTTAGGCTTGGGACTTCTGGCGGAAAATGTCCTGAACTCTGCCATCCCTTCCCTATTCAAGAGGATGTTCCTCTCATTCTCAAGGGTGAAGCCAAGGCAGTCCTTTTTCACAATGGAATTTGGAGGGACTGGAAAGAATTGTGCCTCAAAACAGTAATATATCACAAAAAGAAGTTTCCAGGTGGTAAGATGTCGGATACTCGGGCAATGGCTTGGTTTTGTAGCGTTCATGGTGAAAGCGTATTAACACTCATCGATGAAAAAGTAGTTGTTTTCACTCCCTCTCAGATAACTTTATATGGTAATGGCTGGACGGAGAAAAACGGGATAATATACTCAAATCTCTACTGGGAAAATACATTTGATGTGAGGAATATAACTCCAAAATGGTGGAAATAGGGGGTGGGAAATGGCAAGGTATCACGTGGAAGTAATAATAAGTGAAAAAATAGTAAAAAATAGTTATCTAAAACTTTCAGAATGGGAAATCCGAGAATGTTTACTTTCTCCCACATTTCCTCCTTGGCTCAAAAAGAAATTATCTTACTACTATCTTTTAAAAGATGAGGATGCGGACGGGGCCTTAAACTGGCTTCGGAACAACAACAAAATTATTTTTTATTCTCTTTCTACATGTAGAATGTCAAAATTTGAATATGACCCAGAAACAGAAAAATTAATAATTAAAAAAGAAAACGAGAAAATAAGAGAAGCAGACAATCTACAAAAGAAATATGAAGAAGAACTATCATCAATTATGTGTGCTCTTTTCTTTTTTTATGGGATATTTGATTTTTTTGATTATAAAGAATAAAAAAGGAGGTGCGAAGATGAAGAAGAAAGTAAAAATAAAAATAAACATGAGAAAGTTCGGGTGGTGGTTAGTAAAAGACCATATTGATGGCAAAATAATAGATATTGGTCCCAACTTCGTGCGAGTGCATGGAGTGGGAGTAGATGACTGGCATCCTTGCGGGGTTAATAGAACATACACTCGCAAGGATGCGTTAGAAACTTACTTTCTTCTGTCTAAAAAAGAGAGAAGAAAAGTAGATTGGGTGAAAAAGGTTTAAATTCCTTATAGGTAGGCTGGTAATCCTGTAAAAGCAGAAGGGGGGCGACCCCCTTCTTTTTTTATTTGTTGCCACTTTTATTAAAAATCACATAAAATACTGCAAGCCCCCAGTATTCATCAATTTTTTTAAAATTGATTGTAAGAGTATTTTCATTGAGTTCATATGACCAGTCTTCACTTGCAACTGCGAAGGGGTCTCTGAAGATTTCAGCGTGAATGTTATCTACAAATTTATATTTTTTAATCGCTTTTGCAATTTTCTTGATTAATTCTAAAAATTCTTTTTTGGTAAGTTTTTTGCCTTCTTCATAATCTGCGAATATAGTATACAAAAAATCCACGCCTGAAACTTCGTATTCTACAATTTTAAATTCTTTTCCATCTTTACTCCATTTTTTTATTTCTTTTAAAAAACCTTCGACTTCATTTCGGGGGTCAAGAAATACTTTTCCTTTTCTTTTTGTTTTTTGTATCTTCTTTCTCATTTTTCTCATTTTAACCCGTCTTTTTAAAAATTCAAGTTTTTTGATAAACCCTCCCTTAAAAGGGAGGGTAAGTAATGGGGAATGTGGAAGAGGAAAAAGTTAATCCTGGTTATATATTAATCTTTCAACAAGGTTTCTAATTTCATAGAGAAGCCTTTTCAATTCCTCATGTCTTATTTGAGCTTTTTCCTCGTGTATATTGAGATATTCTTTCATTTCATGGGTATGGGTAGGATTATGTGGATTTTTATTGTTTTTGTTTTTCACAAGATTAAAGAGTTCTTTGAGTAATAGAAGAATAACTCCCACCAGGATAGAGGAATTCATAAAAACAAGGATTGATGAATTCATATCCATTGCCACTCCTTTAATGTATTATAGCGGTTGATAGCGGATTGTCCAGCATCAATCCTGTATTGAAGGTTGACGACTTTGATTAACTTTGTATAAGCCATAACCTTTGAGATTGCCTCTTCAATTGTATCTCCTATCTCTACAAGTTCTCCCAGAATACCATCATATCCTGCCATTTCAATTTCTCCTTTTTTTGTTTTTCTAACATCTAATAAATACAAGTTATTCTTTAACAATTGTTCAGGGTAAATCACAGGCAATCCCTCAACAACATTCTTGAGATTATTTTTTTCATCAAGTTGCATAACATGTCCAGGGTAGGGGAAGGTCGTTAGTCTTAAAGCAAAACTAAATTTGTCATAATAAACTGGCAATTCCTGGAGATTTCCAGAAAGTAATCTGAAAAATACATTCAACAGGCTTTCATTTTTCAGAAGATGTTTCCACGCAAAAATAGCATTGTAGCCAAAACGGGGGGTAATTTCTAAAAAATATGCTTTTCGGTCTGTTTTTGAAACAATACAATTGAAATCCACAGGTCCCGTATAATCAAAATTTCTCATAACAGGAATAAAATGCTGGAAGATTTGTCTATAAGGACGACAAGTAAAAGTATCTTTCCAGTTAAATACGACTGATGACATACATCCTGTATTACATCCGAGGTCTCCAGCAAGAAATTTTTTGTCTTCAAATGTAGAATTGAGAGGCGGGACAAATCTTCCATGACTAAACCACGCTTCAGTTGAAATTTCAACACCTTCAATGAATTGTTGTACTATGAAAGGATATGTGAGAATACCTTCAGAAGTTTTTTCTCTAGCAACCTCATAGGCTTCTTCTCCCGTCTCACAAATGATTGTGTTTTCAGTCATCCTTGAAGCCTCTTCCTTTATCACACATTTTTGATTTTTGAAGTGTTCTATAATAAGAGAAAGAGCCTGTGGAGAATGAATATAAATTGTTTTCGGAACAGGAATTGATAATTTTCGCACAAGTTCAATTGTTTGAAATCTTTTGATTTCAAATTTTGACATATTTTCTGCACATCCTAACACAAGATAACCCTGTTTTTGTAGTTCACCTGCGAGTTTGTCCTGAAGAGCAGTTTCAAAAACAAATATAGTTTCATTCTTTTTGAATTTTGAGAGTGGCGGTAATATCGGGTATATAGGAACGATATTTTGGTATACTTTCTGTTTCCAGCATGCTTTGTTTTTGTAGTATATTACCATTACTTCCTGTCCTTCGTCTTGAAACTCTTTAGCAATAGGTAAAAGGTCTCCTACATCACTGATAAAAACCCATTTCATTATTGTTTCCTCTCCATTTCTTTTTCTCTTTCAAATTCCTGTTCAATTAAACTCTTAATGTAGTCCCATTGCAACATGTAAGCGGGGGGTTTATAAACTCGGGGTATTCTTTTGATAAAATTAAATGCTTCAGGATAGTTCATTGCTTTTAAGCCATTCTTTGTGCCTCTTACTACACCTTGTAAGAGCAAGATTTTTTCAGCATCTGTAATATCTTTTCTTTCACTTATTTTCAATAAAGTATCTAACAGTCTGTTTCCTATTTCAACTGGAGTTTCACCCCTCAAAACATAATTCACAGTTTCACTAACTTCAATTCTACCTGAAGCAATTTTTTGATAGGTTGCAAATTGTTTTTCTCTTTCAATTGCTTCTCGATATGTTCTACCAAATGCAAATCGGCGAAGTGCGTCAATAAAAGGATTTTCACTGATAAAAGTATATCCCTTTTTCTTTGTTTGTCTATCTATATTTGCGAAATGTATTTGATTTTTCAAAATAGCAAGTGCATCATACAAGTTATGAGGAGCCACGCCCATCCGGGTTATAACCTCTTCCAGGATATTTTTGATTATTTCAGTAGCGGGGACTTGATGAATAGTTTTGAATTTCTGTGCGGTTATGCGGGTTGCTTCGGCAACCTGTCGTAAAGTTGCATAAGGCATTCCACCGACCATTGCAATAATATTGTCCATTGCCTTGGCAATATCGGGTTGATTTGTGATTGTTTCAAGCGTGTATTGAAAATCAAATGCTGGTTTAATAGAATTGGAAATGTCAATATCAAAAATTTCTGCGGGTAATCCTCCACCCAGGATAGGATATTTTCTGAGTGCATCAAGAAATTCTACTTCTCGTAAAGGATTATCATCACCTGTATATTTTTTGTATTGTGAATAAACCAAATACCCAAATAAAGTAGCAAGTGGTATTCCTCTTACTCCACCACTCAATCCAAGAATAGAGGCATGTCTCAAATATGCTTTTGCACCCTCTTTTTTGTAAGTTTGATATAGCAACTCCAATTCCTTCATAAACCAAAATCTAAACATATATAACCATTTCGTAAATTCTGACCTCACACCCATGGGTAAATCGGAAGGAGAATAATAAAATTGTGTTTTTCCAATCATATCAACAACATATTTTCTGATTTCAAGAGGATTTGTCATACCCAGTTTTTCTTTTGCGTGTAAATAAAAAGCAATTGATGAAACAGTTCTATTGACGGGTTCAGGAGCGGAGAATAAATAAAGTGCTGTCCCTGTTAATTTTTCACCCCATCCTTTGATAGGAATATATCCCTTTTCATTCCAGCCCCAACTTGCAATTAATTCTGCAATATCCTTCGGAACACTTTCAGGATTTATAAGATAATCTGTGAAATACTTATAACTTCTTATAATTGTATTTCTGCCTACTATCGGATAAGTATTAAGCCATACCTGTAAAGCATTAACAAAAGCACCTTTTACATTAAAGCCCAAACCCATTAAAGCATTTATTGTTCTGGCAAAACGAGGGATTTTTGAAAGTGTTCTATATTGAGCCCACCAGCCATGCGTATAAGGTTCTACAATTTCCCAGCCCATGAGCCTATCAATCCATTGCAAGGCAACTTGGTCTGCAAATTTCTTACCGATAAGAGGAATTTTTGAAACTGAATTATAAAAAGGCACTGCTTCATTCTTATACCAGTTATTCAAAAATACATTTTTCAAATCATTATAAAGTAATTTCCTCATGTTTCTAATGGCATTCCATTCCATCAATTCAGGAGTTTTCTCTACTATTCCCGTTCTTCTGGCAAATGAAGAAATAAATTTTCTTCTATTTTCCATAATCCACAAAAGAGGAGTTCCCAATTGACGGGCAAATTGAGCGTGGAGATTTCGTATATCTTCTTTTGTCAATATTTCAGATAATTGTTCACTATAATTTTTTAATATGTTTGTAAGTTTTCCAACAACTGCATGTAATTGTCTTCTACTAACTCGTCTTTTCAAAAATGAAAGATTGATTGTAGAAGGTTGAATAATAACTTGTTCTATATCTGCAAGTTGTTCAGGAGTAAGATTTTTTATGAAAGCGTAGGCTTGTTCAGGACTATCAACCCGTATTTTTACCTCTGTTCCATCTGTTTTTTTGTATGTTATGTCTGTTTTGTAAAAATTAACGAGGTCATAGGCAAGAGTATGATGATAATAATTTGGAATAATTCTTTCTTCAGGAAGAGCCCCTAGTTTAGCAAGCATGCCTGTAAAACTTCTGTATGTTTTGAAAAGTCCTAATGCCTCATCCCTGTATGTTTGAGGAATTCTGGCATACTCGGGTGAAGCAATGAATTGTTCAGGAGTGGCATAAGTATTTAAGGCTTTTCCTACAATCTCTTGATATTTTGCAGGTAATTTCATTTCAATTTCTTTCAAAATACTTTCATAATTTTCAACTATTTTGTTATATGTGAGATTTGTAATGTGAAATGAAGTATATGCATCTTTCCATTCCAGCCCTGCCTGCCTCAAATATGCACTTAAAGTTGGATTTTTCACTTTATTATTAATTAAACTTTCAATTCGTGCTTGAATAGATTTTAAATATGTATTTTTGACTGTCGGAGTAAATTTTAGTTCTGCTTCAGCAACTTCAACTAAATCAATATGTTCAACAGGGATTGAATTTGAAATTTCAATTGCCTCATTATACCACCTTGACCCTTTTGAAAATAGATTTTTTAGATTTTTTGAAATAACAGAAAGAGAAGGTAATTTGAAAAGCCCCAGTTCAATATCAATTTCACCTTCTTCAAGTGGGATTTGAGAAAGTCTCTTTATTATACCTTCATTCTTCTCAGTTAATTCAATTATATTTTTTTCAGGGAAAGTATCTAACAGGTTAAAATAACTTTCATGTAAGTCTTTTATAAACTCATTTTTAAATTTTGAAAAATCAAGATTTTTTACTTTTGTTGCCTCTTCAATTCTTTTATAAAAAGGTTTTAAAATGTTGTTTCTTGTATTATTAACATAATCCTGAATAGTAAAAGCAGTTAAACGGCGTCCTTTTCCTTCATATACATATTCTCGCATTGCAACAGGCAATTTATATGCTTTATCAAGTATGGCTTTAATCTGAGAAAGTGAAGTACTTGAAACAATAGAATTTGTGAGGTTTACAAATTCTTTGATTGCCAAATCTTTGTAGGTTTCTTTTGCAGTTCGTAGTTCACCTGTTTTCGGGGGTCTACCTCTTGCAATGCGTTCTATTTCTTCAAGTGCCAATAATTTCTTTTCTTTTGCGGTAGTAATATATCTTGAAACATCTTGTTCCCATTTCTTAAATATCTCTGTAAGAGTTGTAATTTCTTGAGGAGTTAATACATCCCACCCCGTTTTTGCTGTGAAATCAATAAAATCTTCAATAGTAAGTTCCTTTTCAATCACTCGTCCTGGTTCAGGGGATATTCTAAAAAGAAAAGTAGGTTTTTCAGGTCTTCTACTTTTTGCTGTAGAAATTGATAATTTTCCTTCTGAAATATCAAATACAATAATATCATTAAATTGTGTTTTTTTGCTAAAATCATTTAAAGCCTCAATGATTTGAGTTTTGTTATTTTTGATAAAACTATCTATATCAACTGGAACTTTTGTTGTTGGTGGTGGGGGTAATTCTGGGCGTTCAATCGGTTCTTCCCATAATGCTTTAACCTCTTCTTTAGGGATGTTTATATTTTCGGCTAATTTTTCAAAAACTTTTTCCTGAGTAATTATTTGAGAAGGCTCAATTGTTTTTGAAACTGGATTTTGAGTATCTTCAATTTCTTTAATAGGTTGTGGAGTTTTTGTAATTTCTCGTTCTTTTGATAATAATTTTGTTTCTTCTATTGCTTCCTGGATTATTTTTGTTATAGGAGTTTGAGGTAATTCTTTTGCAACTGCTTCAGGAGTTAATACAGGAGGTGGAATTTCGGAAGGTGTCGGCACTTCAGCAGGTGGTTTTTCAGGAACAGGTGGAGGTGCTGGTGCTTTTTTTGGTTTTTTAGTAGTTTGTTGAGAAATAGATTTAAACAGGTTTTGTGCTTCAAGTATAGAATTTATTGTGTTTTCTATATTTGAAATCTTGACGTCGTAACTTGTTGTAAGCATTTTTAAACGAGGTAATCCCGTAAGTCCCCCTATTGCTGTTGCAATACCACCCCATTTTAATGCCTCTTCTATATCCCCTGTTGCAGTGCCCACTGCTACTGCTGTGGGTATTGCTTCTCTTCCCACAACTTGCCCCATATATGCTCCTGTCGGTAAAAGTGTGCGTCCCACTTTCGCTGTTGCGGGAATTCTTGTTAATGCTCTTCCGGGAAGTGCTCCAATTTGTGCTCCTAATCTTCCCAATCCTAAAACTTCTCCTAACGCTCTAATTGGAGTTTCCACCGCTCTAAAACCCGTTGCAGTTCCCATCAATCCATATAGGGTTTGTGCAAGAGGATGTGCGGTTGCTAATGCTACTGATGGTAGGGTTTCACGACTAACAAATTTTTGAATAGGACGCTCTAATCTTTCAGGCAGTGCTCTTGCAAGTAAAGAGGCAATCCCCCCAAAAACTCCACCTAATCCCGCATATATTCCTGCTCCCGCTATATGTTCACGATATTTTTGTTCTTCTTTTTTTCCCTCAGGAGTTCCTCTTTTTTTCTCTAAATATGTATTCCAGGTTTTCTGATGAAAATCTTCAATTTTCATAAGTTGTGTTTCAAAAGTGGGATATGAAGTGAAGAATTCTCTAAATTTATCAAAATAAAACTGATACCGAGTGGGAATATCCATCTTTTGTGCTTGTTCATATTCTTGTCGTGTCAAAAAAACAGGTAGATTTTTAACTTCAAATTCTTTTCTTTTTCCTTGTTCAAATTCCTGTAATTGATTATAAAATTCTACTAAGGCTCTTGCTGAAGAATTGATTTTTTCTAAAAATCCACCACTTCTCGCATACTTTCCACCAAATTTTTTTTCAATATGTGAATAGGTTAATTCAGGGTCATCTACATAAATTGTGAAAGTTGATTTTGAAAATATATCATTGTTCATTTTTACTAATATTCTTCAACTTGAAAAGAAGGTGGGGGTGATTGAGGAGGTGGTGAACCTTTCATAAATCCAAACCACTCTTTAAAAGATTTTTTAGTTTCAGGTTTTTTCTTTTCAGGTTCAATCTCTTTCATAATTCTTTCTAATTCTTTTTCACCAATTTTTCTTAATTGTTTTCGTTCCTCTTCGGGTAAGGTTGGGTCATCACCCATAATAATATATGCTCTTGCATTCAAATATGGTTCAAGTAAATCTTTTCTTTTCAGTGAAATAACAAAATAATCAATATCGGGTGAAGTCTGTAATTCACTAATGACTTGCTGTCTTGCTCGGAAAAATCTATCTCTCTGTTCTTTTTCTCGTCTCCATGCAAGGGTTTGTCGTTCATATTCTGTCATTGAAGGTGGGATGTAAGGAGTAAATAAATTCATTAGAAATTGTAATCTATTCCAGTAATCCTGCATTTGTTGTGCATATCTTTGTTGTTCTATATTTGCTCTTGTAAGTGCACCTTGTAATACACCACTGGGAATAGAAGATAATCCCGTAAATACTTGTGCTCCTGGCGTTGCTCCGTATCTTGTCCAACCCGTCGCTAATCCTGTCAATAAACCTGCTCCTGCGGGTATTAAAGAAGATAATAAAACACCCCTCATTATCCGTCCCCAGTCAATTTGAGGTGGTTGTGTTTGTAACCCTCCTAATGCAGTTTGTAGTAATTGAGAAAGTTGTTCCTGTGTGAGTTGACCAAATAAAGGATGTATCATCCAGGGCACGGGTGAAGGATACAATGTTGAAAGAGTAGGTGAGGATGAAGGTGAATAAGTTTGTGTGAGTGTGGGTTCACCTGTTAATAAAGATTGTTTTTTCTCAGGCATTTTATTATGCGATTTTGGCTCCTATACCCATTCCTAAACCCGTGGCAATTCCTCCAGCTACTTGCCCTAATCCTGCTGCAAGATAATCCCAGAAAGTAGGTTCTTGTGCCCATTGTGCTAATAACTGCGGTTGTGTTGCTGCATACATTTGAAGCCACGGTGCAAATAATTGAGCGGGTGCACCATATAAAGAAATTCTTCTAGTTGCTTCTTCATAGGGGAGTAATCCTAACTGCATTGCGAGAGGTATTGCTTGTAATTGTCTTGCTTGTTGTTCTAAAGCAAGTTGAGCATATAATTCTCCTAAATTTTGTAATGCTCGTTCTGTTATTTCAGCCATTGCAAGTGCCTCGGCTGATGACCCAGGAGTTCCTAATCCTATAAATTGACCTCTTGTTTTTGCTAATGCTTCCTCTAATTCTTTTCTGTATTGCCGAGCGAGAGCGTCATAAAGTCCTACCAAACTTCCACCACTTAAAATACTTGCCAAGCTCTGCCTTGTTAACTTTCCGAGTTCGGTTGTTGTAAAAGTGGGTAGGGTGCTTATTTGTCTTAAAATATCTGTTTCAAATACTTTTTGTAATTCTAATTGAGGAAAGATATATTGTTGTCCCAAGGCTTCCGCACCTTTAAAAGGTTCAAGATACTCATATTTTAATTTTGTTTGAGGCATTTATTTAATCCTCCATAACAAAAATTGTCTATTTGATACATTAACACTCACTCCACTGTTATTTTGACATAAAACTTTTATATTGTCAAGGGTTTTGAAGTTAATAATTGAAAAAATTGTATATTGTTGATAAGTAAGTGGTGGTGCAAAAGATAAACTCGCAAATTCTATGCTTCCATTTGAATTTACAACTTTTAATATAATATTCCCTGTTGGTGAACCTGATGCCTGAACAAAACAAGAAGCAATAAAAATCATAGTTCCTGGCTCTAGTTTTTTGTTTATTCTTTCTATATCACTAATATTTAAAGTTGAACCATTTGTAACCACAAGTGTAGAAGTTATTATTTCTCTAAAAACGTCTACTTCTCGTAAATCTTCTCTGTTTTTAATATTCAAAAAATTATTGTTTATCTTAATAACACAATCTTTTGCCCAGGCAAGTAAATCTTCTATTTTGAGAAGTTCTTTTAATAAACTTATATTCATCCAGTTGCTCCTATTTCTTTAGTCCCTGCTTTTATTGAGGTATCTAGATAAATTATATTTATTCCCGTCAATGAAAAATAATCCGTTGTTCTTATTAAAATTTGGAAAAACCTTGCTTTGATTGAAACATCCAGATAAGGATAAATAGTTATATCAGGAACTTCATATTCTTCACTTTCCAGCATCCCATCAGGCGTATCTCCATATCGGATTTTAACATATAATTTTTGCTGAATTTTTTCATCAGTTAAAAATTGAATGCGGTTTAGTCTCTTAACCACATAGGGATTACCAAAGTCTAAAATGGGGGTGGCATAATATCCTTCATAATCTAGATTTAAACCACCTAAAACCGAAGTGAAATGTGCAACATAATTATAACTTTCTTCACCATCATGTTCTTTTATTCCAAACCAAATTTCTCTAACTCTATCCTGAAGATACGCTTCTTGCCATCTAAACCCTGCTTTATCCCATGAAATTCTTACCGTGTCCCATGTATACATGTTGACTAAATCTTCAACCTCTACAAAACCTCTGAATTCTATATTGGGAATTTCATATTTCGTCCATTGCCCTGTTAAAATATGATACCCCAATCCAATTCCATACAAATTGTCTTGAGGCACCGCAAAAGGAAGCCAGATAAAATATTGTTTTTTAATTTCTATATAAGAAGCGAAAACCTTTGAATAATCTATATTTCTTTTTATTGCTGAAAAGTATGTGGCAATAGGTTCAGAAATTTTTTGTATTCTATTTCCCGAATAGGTATATATTCCATCATCACCGAGAAAAAACAATGTATCTTTATAGTTTACAATTGAATGTGGGGCTTTACAACCAATATCATCCGAAATTTTTTGAATTGTCATAATGATTGGTAAACCAACATATTTCCCTACATATATTGCTTTTTCTTTAAAGATTAATAAATCATCACCCATTACTTTTATTGCTGTTATTTCTCCTTTCTCATCTTGAATATCTACAAAATAGGCATCGTTTGCAGGTGAAGGAGTATAAGTATTGGCATCAAAATTTTTTGACAATCTTATCCGTGTGGGGTAATACACTCCTTGTTCAATAGTTTTTGCATGAACGCAATGCCATTTCCATACTTCTATTAAATATGCCTTAATATACTCATCAGCTAAATCTGTTGTAAGGTCTAATATTCGGGTATCTTGAATATTATGATGTCTATATTTACACCATTTGTTATCTATATCAAAAATGAAATATAATTCCCCATTACTCCACATGTTCTGTGAAGTTATCATTTTTGCAAAATTATTGCTTAATTTTTTAAAAATAGAATAAGGAACTTGTGATACATTAGAACTTACAGCCGAAGTAAGTGTGATTTGAGTATCACTATCAATTGATTGAATGTAATAAGTTTCGGATATTCCTGAAATTTCAATTGCATCTCCTGGTTGTGCTTCACTCTTCGTCCAGGCTGTATTATGCCCTATTATAATATTTGACCCTGCATAAGCAGTAACTGTTCCTCTTTGCCATACAATATTTAATTTTTGCCATTTTTTTGTTGCCCCATCATATTCATAACAAGAAGTAGTTGTTAACATCAAATATCTTTTTGACCCATCCCTTACAAACCATTTTCCTAAATAATAAATGTCTTCAGGAATAACTTGTATATACCAGAAAGGAATATTTGAATAATCTTGAGAGAAAGGGGTTGATATAGTTAATGCTGTATCAGAAGAAATACTTATAATTTTTCGTTTTTCAGAACCTATTACAATGAACCAGCCAACCTCAAGTTCTGTTGTAAATTGTGTGTCTGTTCCTGTTATCTCTGTTCCATTAGTTGTAATTGTGCCAGTTCCTGCATTTAAAATAGGTTCAATACCAAGAGCATATTTTATTGAAGTATCGGTAAAATCTATATTTTTTAGATTTATTGAACTTTCGGGGGGTAATAAATAAGCAGGAAATTCAGTATATAAACCTTTGAAAGGTGCTTTTATGAATATGCTTTTTACTTCATATCCCATATTTTAATCTCCTAAAAGTGGACATTGATACATTTTTATTTTTGATATTTTTTTGCCTGAAACCATCCACGCATCAGTAAAAGTAAAATCTTCAATTGTAAGAGAAAAAGCAAGTTCAAAAATAAGCCAAAAATTATCTTTATAAAATAGAATACATCTAAATCCTATTGGAGTAGGGATTGAAAAAGTTAAAGTATTCTGCCCCAATTCTTTATATTTTGTATCTTTCCACAAAAATTGATACCTATTTAAAAAGCATCTTAAAACCACATTGCCTTCTTTATCTGCAGGAAAAGTAAATCCCACTTCTATCTCATCACTTTGTCCTTCAATTTGACAATATGTTAAGTATTTTCTAAAAGCATATGGATATGGGTTATCTCTGGGATAATAATATTTCTTATAAAAAGTATAAATACAGTATTTTTGATAAGTATTTAAAGTCATTTCATCTTCATTTGGTGATAATTCTGAATATACTCCTTCCGCATATTTATATAAGTAATCATAAACAATAGTGGGACTTTCCTGAATACAAATTTTTTGAGTAGTATAATTTTTATATTGTTCTAATTTCTCAGGTGAAATAGGTTCTTGAGGAGAATAATGAATAATTCGTCCTAAACGAGGTGATAAAGGATTTAAGAGCCAACCTGATTTTAAACTTCCTTCTTTATGTTCTCCTTTTTCCCATTGTAATCCATGTGGAATTGGTGAAGGTTCATGTTCAGTCTCATATATATTTTTGAATACTTGCTTGAATTCTCTTATAATACTTGCTCCCCTTCCTACGTAATCATCACCTGGTGGTGTTGAACTTCTCCATTTCGGCATTGTTAATATTGACTTCCTCCTTCAAAATTTGCAACTGCTCGTATCATTAAAGTGCTTGCTACTACAAGAGGAGAGGTATAATTTATACAAAAACGCAATTTATTATATCCATCGGCATATTGTGCCGAAAAATTCAAATAAAAATACGTAAAAAATTGTGCATCCGTTGGCAAAACATACATTAATGTAGTTCCGCCTGTGAAATGAACTTGATATACATGTATTTCTAAAGGATTTTCTAAAGTATGTTGATACCCCCTATAACTTCCCCACCAAATAAAATCAAGATAATAATGATGATATGTTGTATATTGAAATTCATAAACTCCTTGAGAAGGGTCTGATACAATTTTAGTGTCTTGAACTAAAAAATGATAAGGAATTAAATTGAAAATTTGTTGCCACCCATCATTATAAATATATAATTTTTTTGTGTCTAAATTCCAAAATAATTGCCTGGGTCTTAAATTAAACTCTAGAGGTGTGGGGAAAGAAGTTCCAATATAAACCAAACCTGACCCTTCTTTATGATGCCCGTATACTCCCGGGCTAACTTCTGCATTTTCATCGGGAAAAATATGTTCTCTTGAAAAAATTGTTTTAAAATCAGATTTTAATTCCCGTATAATATCATCCCCAAACATAATTAAATCAGTATTAAGAGGTTTGTTTGTATTCCAGGTCATAATGTTTTACCAATCCAATACCCAATAACAAATCTCAATAATTGTGCGGTATCTGACGAATAAACTTTTAAAGCAATTGTTCCATTAACTATATCTTCAGGGGCTCTATAAAAAACATATAAATCCCCATACATAGTATTATTACTTGCTTTTGCTAATTGTTTATATCCTAATTTTATATCATTTAACCACAATTCAAAATATTGCCAATTTGAGTGTGAATTCCAAATACCACATTCTATAACACAAATATTATTCTGTGGAACATTTACTACATTACTAATTGAATAAACATAAGGATTTCCACTAACATTACTGCCTACACTAAAACTTATTCTTTTATGAAGAGCATTTGCGGGATACCATTTTTTTTCAGAAGGAAGATAATAATATAATCTTCTGGTTGTATTATTATAAAGAAGGGTGCTTCTTAAATTTGGATTATCACCTAAATTAGGGAAACTACTGCTTACCATACAGCGTTGAGGTATTTTATGAACGCCTTTATCATCAGCATTTTCTCCTTCATTGGGAAAAGTATGTTCATTAGAAAGTAGTAATTTTATAACTTCTTTGAAGTTTCGTATTTCCCACGCACCGCCTTTTACAAGTTCACTATCATAAGGTTTTGTTATATCAAAAATAGGCATTTTTTATATTATCCTCGCCATTTTATAGGCAATTTTTTTGCTCCCAGTGAATATTTCATGAATGATTTAGGAGGGAATTTGCGTGCCTGGTCTTGACTAATCATTTTTCTAACTGCTTCTTCATAGTTCATTCTCCAAATGGTCACATCGCCCTCTTGAAGCCACATAAACCCATAATAAACTGCTCCATTTATCAGGACATCTGGAAAGTTATTTGTAATATAATTTGTGTCTTCATCATTAATTAAATCAGGCAAATAAACATAATATTCCATAATTGCGTTATAATCTTTTTCAGGAGTGGGATATATAACATAATTTCCATCGGCAAGTCTAAAATACATAGGTTCGGCTTTCGGAGTGGCAGGTGGAAACAATTCAAGTGCTTCAGTCAAAGTAATTTGTTGTAAAGGTTTATATGCGGTAGGTAATTCCAGCCAAATTTTCAAATCATCTTTGAACAAAGCGGGTAAATCATAAGTATTTATATTTTCATAAAAAGTTGTATTTTCTTGAGTTTTTAAGAAGGAAAAATTTGATAATCGGCAAACTTCTTTTTGAACTCTGTTAATCCAGGTGGGTATCAAATCAAGTAGTTCTTGCTGTCGGTATACAAGTATTTTTTCAACTTCGTTTTTTATTTCTTTAAAGTTCATTCTTCATTTACTTCAATTTTTTTAGAGGGTCTCCCTCTTTTTCGGGGTAAAGTAGTTGTAATTATTTCTTCAGCTTCG